GTCGCTATTAAGTTTAACAGCAAATGCACAAGCACAACAAGCACTGCTTGATACACTTACAGGCAATGCCGCAACACAGTACGGTGAATTGATTGCCCTTACTGCTAATGCCGCATCACAAGCAGTTGGGCTCATCGACTTGATTGGTAATGCCGCAACACAAGCAAACGATCTTAATGGCCTGACAGGCAATGCCGCCACACAAGGCGCGGCAATAAATCTACTCAATGCCAATTTGGGTACGGTAGTAGCCACAACTATCCCAGCGATTGATGCAAACTTGGGTGCATACCAAACAACTATCAATGCTAACTTGGGTACTGCAACAACCAACATTGTTACACTAACTTCAAATGCGGCAACACAAAGTGTTGCAATCGTGGACTTGCAAACAAATGCACAAACACAACAGTCATCAATTATTGCTCTTACAGCAAATGACGCTACCCAGCACAACAGTATTACAACACTTGATGCTAACTTGGGCACAGCAACTACAAACATAACCACGTTGACCAGTAATGCGGCAACGCAGGCTACTAGTATAACCACACTAGATGCCAACCTGGGTACAGCAACAACCAATATCACATCATTGACCAGTAATGCGGCAACACAAGGCGGTGATATACTACAACTGTTTGCAAATGCCGCAACCCAGCATAACGAATTAATTGCTGCCAATGCCGCAACAGTTACAGCAAACACAGAAATGAAAGTGTATGTTGATGCACAGATTATTGAATCAGGTGGCTACACAAACAGTTCAGTACGTGGATTCCTTGCTAATATTGATGGAAACATCATGCCAAGTGCTAATGCTGTTTACTACTTGGGTGACAGTAATCAATATTGGAAAGAACTGTGGGTTGCCAACAGCGCAATTTACTTAGGCGGCGTGTCACTAGCAGTTGATGGAGCAACACTTCTAGTAGGCGGCACGCCGGTTCAAGGCGCAATAAGCAGTGCGCTCGATGCTAACATAGGTACTGCCACAACTAACATCACTACGCTAGATGCTAACTTGGGTACAGTGGTCGGAACCACCATTACAGGTATAAATGCTAATATTGGCACAACTGTTGGTACTACAATACCAGCACTTGATGCTAATTTAGGTACTGTAGTAGGAACTACTATTACAGGTATAAATGCTAACTTAGGTACAGTGGTTGGTACTACAATACCAACACTTGATGCTAACTTGGGCACAGCAACCACAAACATCACAACTATAAATGCTAACTTGGGTACAGTGGTCGGAACAACTGTTCCTGGTATAAATGCAAACATTGGCGGTTTCCAGACGTATGCAAACAGCCAGATCAGCAGTCTGAACGCCAACATTGGTATAACGGTAGGAACAACTATACCAGCACTTGATGCTAATGTGGGTACTATCGTTGGAACAACTATACCAACACTAGATGCTAATGTGGGTACTATCGTTGGAACAACTATACCAACACTAGATGCTAATTTAGGTACTGTGATAGGAACTACCATTACAGGTATAAATGCTAACATTGGTGCATTCCAAACTTACAGTAATGCACAAGGTTATATTAGTAATGTTGTAGAAGACACATCACCACAACTTGGTGGCAGCTTGGATATGAATTCCCAGAGTATTACAGGTAGCCTCAAATTTGATGATGGTGCGCAAGAAAAGTTTGCTACACTAACAGGATCAACAGGAGTTGTTGCATTCGATTGTGCTAACGGACACCTATTTTATAATACAGGTGCCTCAGGCGATATCACAGCAAACTTTACAAACTTAGTCTTAGCGGCTGAGTACGCAACAAACTTAACAGTAATTATTAATCAAGATGCTACCCCTCGTGAAGTTACTGCTGTCCAAATAGGAGGAGCGGGCCAGACTATAGAATGGCAAGGTGGCGTGGCTCCTACAGGAAACGCAAACGGAATTGATTCATTCTCATTTACGATATTAAATGATGGCGGAACTTATGTTGTGCTTGGACAAATGGTAGACTTTACATAATGCCTTTATTATCAACAGCAACAGGTAGTTTTTTCGCAGGACGTAGAGCAAGTGCTTACGGTGGTGCTTGGTCACCGGCAACAGATATAACTACCGCGATTTGGTTTGATGCGTCAGACACAGGCAGTTACACACTTAGTGGATCAGATGTAACCGCAGTCACAGACAAAGCAGGCAATGCCACTGTTACAGTAAATGGTACTCCTAATACCAGCAACACACTGGACGGCAAGAATGTTTTTTCATTCTCAGGTAGTAGCGAAGATTTTACCACCGATGAGGTTGCACAAGCCAGCAGTGGCAATCACTGGGCAATAGGAGTTATGCAATGGAACACTCGCAACGACTCACAAGATAGTTTCTGGAGTACTGAAAATAACAGCGGGTCAATAGCAACCAAAAGAGACTATGCTATCAGTGCTGGTGTCAGTAACTTTGATGGTGAGTTAGATTTGGATGGACTGCTTACAGGTAGAATCTCGTCAACTATAGGAAACAAACAGGATTTTGATTCAGGTGTAGCACAAAACACTTGGATTACTATGGTTGTTATATTCAACAAAACAGGCAACCAAATCGCACTAAGAGTGGACGGAACAGATGCGTTTACACCTGTGAATGACTATGACAACTCACTAGACACTCTTATGGATCTACGCATCATGCGCAACAGAGCAAACGAAAGAATGAGCGGTAGAATGGCAGAGTTTTTCTCAGTAGCGGCGGTTCCAGGCACAGGCGGCACAGACATCTCAACTGTACAACAAGCAGAAGGTTACCTTGCTCACAAATGGAGCCTAACAGCCAACTTACCAGTAGATCACCCATATAAATCTTCTGCACCGTAAGTAAGTATAGGATAACCAAACACAATGACAGAATTAATCTTTACCCTAGTGGCAACACATATTACCATTGCCTGCGTAACCTTGTTTTTACACCGCAGTCAAGCACATAAATCAGTGAGTTTTCATCCTGTAGTAAGTCATATGATGCGGTTTTGGCTCTGGCTTACCACGGGCATGGTCACTAAGCAGTGGGTAGCAGTACACCGTAAACATCATAGAGAGACAGATGTTGAAGGTGATCCACACAGTCCTGCAGTATTTGGATTGCGCACAGTACTGTTCAAAGGTGCATGGCTTTATCATCTTGCCAGTAAAAACTTTGCCATGGTTGAAGCATACGGTGTAGGCACACCCGACGATTGGATGGAACGCAAGGTATATTCCAAACACAGTCGTATAGGTATTCTTTTGATGCTGGCTATAGACCTTGCTTTGTTTGGACCATGGGGACTAGCAGTGTGGGCAGTTCAAATGATTTGGATACCATTAACCGCGGCAGGCATAATCAACGGACTAGGCCACTATTATGGCTACCGTAACTTTGATACTGATGATAAAAGCACCAACATCATACCGTGGGGAATAGTAATTGGCGGTGAAGAATTGCACAACTCACACCACAACAACCCAGCCAGCGCCAAACTAAGCACACGAATGTTTGAGTTTGATATTGGTTGGATGTACATCAAGATTTTTAGCCTAATAGGCTTGGCAACTGTACGATAATACTGTATAATAACTGAATGTTAGATACTATTCAGCAAGCCTTGTTGCAACTAATTCCTGCGGGCAATCGCAAGAGTCAACAAACAGGATGGATATCATTTAACGCAGTGTGCTGTACGCACAATGGTGAAACCCCAGATCGTAAAGGCAGGGGAGGAGTCAAAACCGATTCTAAAGGTGGAATATCTTATCATTGTTTTAACTGTGGCTTTACCACAGGATTCACACCAGGTTGGCATTTAGGTTTTAAATTTAGAAAACTGTTATCTTGGTTGGGTGCCGAGGACTTAACAATAAGGCATTTGGTTATAAGTGCTGTTAGGTTGAAAGAACTTGTAGCACCTGAAGAACTTGAAAAAACCAAAATAGAAGAAATCAAGTTTGAGCCCAGAAAGATGCCCGACGGAGCAGTAAGTTTAACGTCCTGGATGACAAGAATGATTGAAGATGATACCTGTTTGATTCCTCCCCATCTTACACAAGGCGTACAGTACTTGGCCAACAGGGCAATCAATACCAGCAAGTATGAGTTTTATTTTTCTGACACCAAAGCATACAATTATAATCGTAGAATAATAGTACCGTACTACCATGAAGGCAAACTGGTAGGAAGCAGTGCAAGAGCATTAGAAGACACAGTAACACCCAAGTACTGGAGTGATCATCCTTCGGACTATGTGTTTAATTTAGACAAGCAACACAAAAATTCAAAGTTTGTTGTTGTGGTAGAAGGACCGTTTGATGCAATGAGCGTCGACGGTGTTAGCATACAGGGCAGTGAAGCAAGCGACACACAAGTTGAATTAATTGATAGGCTACAACGTGAAGTAATAGTTGTGCCAGACACAGATAGTGCAGGAAAAAAACTAGTGGATCGTGCAATCGAAGCAGGATGGACAGTAAGTTTTCCTGTATGGCAAGAGACTTGTAAAGATCTAAACGAAGCAACAGTAAAGTATGGTAAGTTGTTTGTGTTAAAAAGCATACTACAGGCAAAAGAAACCAGTAGGTTAAGAATTGAATTAAAGAAGAAGAGACTGTACAGATAATGGATCCCAAAAAGAAATACTATTTGTTCAAACAATCTGAAAACTTTTGTGCGGTTCCGTGGAATCACATCAAGGTAGAGATGGACGGAACCATAACAACTTGTGTAAATGGAAAACAACCAATTGGACACTTGGCAAACAGCAGTATTGACGAAATAACCACAAGTCCAGAAATTGCACAAATACGTAGTTCATTGTACCAAGATACTGCTCACAGTAACTGTAGTACCTGTATCAAGTATGAAGACGATACTGAATATAAATTTTTGCGTAATCTGTACAATCCAATGTTTCAGGATGCCGATATAGACTATTCAGACAATCAGATGTTTAAACTAAGTGCAATAGATTTGCACTGGAGCAGTACCTGCAACTTAAAATGTATAACCTGCTGGGCCAATCAAAGCAGTGCTATTGCACAAGAAGAAGGTAAGCCCATACTGCACACACCAGATGAACAAGCAGATAAAATTATCAACCTCATATTATCAAGACAACATGATCTTAAAGAAATTTATCTAAGTGGCGGTGAACCTACTTTGATCAAGCACAATGTTAAACTGCTACGCAGATTAGACAAGTCTATTAACTGTCGACTACGTGTTAACACCAACATGATGTTTGAGCAAAATAATCCCGTAATCACAGAACTGAGAAAGTTCAAAAATGTGTTGGTTACTATAAGTGCTGATGCAACAGAAGATAGATTTGAATATATCAGGCGTGATGCAAACTGGAACAAGTTCCTTGACAATCTGTACTTCTTCAAGACTCAAACAGACTTCAGTGTCAGATTGAACAGTGTGTTCTTTGTAGCAAGTGCAATGTATCTGACAGACACACAGCAATTCTTTTATGACAGGTACAAGATTGAAGATTTTACAATCAATCAGGTTAAAATGGGTCATACAAATATCCAGTGTCGTAACTTACCAGATCAAGTCAAGTTGGAGTGCATAGAAAAGATAACTCAGCACAAGCAACAACATGCCAGCAACAGCAATCTAGTAGGCCAACTTAACAGTTGCCTGCAGGAGTTACAGACTCCTTGGGAAGAACATTACGTCAGTTTCTTTGACTCATTTAAAAATAAAACCACCAGTAACTGGAAGGATGTGTTTACAGAATTATGAATGCATTGTTGATAGGTTGTGGCTCCAAATGGGGACTTGGTGTACTACAGTATTTGTTAGATACTGGCTGGCGAGTATACAGCATGTCGTCATCAAATTCTGTTGAACATGAGAATCTGCACCAATTGGATATTGATTGGAACACCCTTGACCAAACACAGATTCAAAAGTATCTCAGCTCGTTGCCTAACTTGGACTTTGTATTTTTTAATCAAAATGGATCAGCATTGAGCTACGGTAACTTTGACCAGCAGTTGGCATTGATTGACACTTGGAAACTTGAAAAGAACTGGGCACAACAATACTTTGTTAGCGTAATACTTCCGTATCATATAATCAAAACAGTAAGACTACACAAACAAACAGTGGTAGCATGGATGTTATCCACGTACATATACAAACATTCCAATATTGATCATGCTGACTATATNGGAAACAAATATCAAAACTATCTGATGATGAAAAACTTCAGTAGAACACACGATGCTTGTTACTGCGGGATCAATCCAATGGAACTACAAACAAATGCTACAAAAACACAACAGTTTGTTGAAACCGTTCTTGGCATGGACAAGCAACAATTAAACGGAAATGTAATATACCTTAACGGAAAGGTAGACAACAATTTTGAAATGTTTTAGAAAGAGTGTATAATTAACTATATGAAAGAATATTCAGCAGAAATACAAAAACTATTTTTAGAAATGATGATGCAGGACGCAGAAACATTTGTGCGGGTGCAGAACATTTTTAACTTTGAAAACTTTGATAGGAGTTTACGTGACACTGCCAAGTTCATCAAAGAGCATAGCAGTGAATACAAGACCATGCCAACCAAAGAGCAGATCAAAGCCACAACAGGAGTTGAGCTTAAAGAAGTTCCTGACGTAGGCGAAGGTCACTATGACTGGTTCATGTCTGAGTTTGAAAGTTTTAGTCGTAGACAAGAGCTTGAGCGTGCTATCCTCAAAGCGGCAGACATGATCGAAGAAGGTGATTATGATCCCGTTGAGAAATTGATCAAGGATGCAGTACAGATCAGTTTAACCAAGGACATGGGTACTGACTACTTTGAAGATCCAAGAGCAAGACTCATGAAGATCAAAGACAACAACGGACAAGTCAGCACAGGCTGGCCCACTATGGATAGACGCTTGTTTGGTGGGATGAACAGGGGCGAGCTGAACATTTTTGCAGGTGGTAGTGGCAGTGGTAAGAGTTTGTTTATGCAGAACATTGCTATCAATTGGATAAGCCAAGGACTTAACGGTGTGTTCTTAACACTGGAACTTAGTGAAGAACTGTGTGCTATGCGTATGGATGCAATGGTTGCTAATGTTGCAACCAAAGAAATATTCAAGGACATGGACACACTTGAAATGAAGATACGTATGGTGGGAAAGAAGTCAGGAAACTTGCGTATCAAGTACATGCCAGCACAGAGCAACGTTAATCAGATCCGAGCATACTTGAAAGAACTAGAAGTTCAAACAGGGAAGAAACCAGACTTTATTATGGTAGACTATTTGGACTTGGTTATGCCAGTAAGTGCTAAAGTAAGCCCAAGTGACTTGTTTGTTAAGGACAAGTATGTGAGTGAGGAATTGCGCAACTTAGCACGTGAGTTTGAGATATTGATGATTACTGCATCGCAGTTGAATCGTAGTGCAGTTGAAGAAATTGAGTTTGACCACAGCCACATATCGGGTGGTATTAGTAAGATCAACACAGCAGATAATGTGTTTGGTATCTTTACAAGTAGAGCAATGCGTGAACGTGGACGTTATCAGATACAGTTGATGAAAACTAGAAGCAGTAGTGGGGTTGGACAAAAAGTCGACTTGGAGTTTAACTTGGAAAGTTTACGCATTACAGACCCAGGAGAAGAAGGGCAAAGCGAAAGCGGCGGCTTTGGTGGACAAAAGCCAAGCGCAATCATGGATCAAATAAAAAGCACCAGCAGTGTCACACCAATTGCACAGCCACAAGAATCTGCCAAGATAAATGCTGGTGTAGACAGCACAAAACTAAAACAAATGTTGGCTGGATTAAAGTCGGGCAGTTGATGATTCCGTATCAAACCATACGCAGTGTTCATTTGGAAATATCATCTTTGTGCAATGCCAGGTGTCCACTCTGCCCACGTAATCTGTATGGATATCCATACAACAGTGGGTATACAGAAAATAATCTTACACTGAAAGACATACAAACAATTTTTACTCCTGATTTTCTTGGACAACTGTCTAGCGTACACATGATTGGAAATTTTGGTGATTTTATAATGAATCCAGAGTCTTTGGAGATTGTACAGTATTTTAGCAATACAAATCCAGAATTGCACATGTTTGTAGGATCTAATGCCAGCGCAAGAGATCAAGACTTTTGGTCTGAATTGGCAAAAGTAAAGAATCTCAAGTTTGAGTTTTGCATTGACGGACTAGCAGACACACATCATCTGTATAGACAGAATACCAGTTGGGACACAATCATAAACAATGCTAAAACATTTATCAACGCAGGCGGCAACGCAAAATGGAAGTTTATCAAGTTCAAGCACAATCAACATCAAATTCAGCAGTGTGAGCAGTTGGCAAACACCTTGGGTTTTTCAGAATTTGAAGTGTATGATGAAGGAAGAAACACTGGTCCGGTATTTGACAAGCAAGGAAATTACTTGCATGCACTGGGAGACTACACAGGAGAAACAGATATTACAAAAGTGCTGGAACAAGCAAGCACAGGCATGATGCTGTTAGAAGACTTGTCACAGCAAAACTCTCCAAAAACCACAGTCAGTTGCAAGGCGAAAAACAATCAAAGTATCTTTATATCATCTACTGGGGATGTTTCTCCGTGCTGTTGGTTAGGTATTGATCCAAAGACATACGGCAAAGGAAGATACCACGAACCCTGTAACAAACAGGTAGCGCCAATGATACAAAAGAACAACGTATTTGAACATAGCCTACAAGAGTGTTTGGAGTGGTTTGCTGATGTGGAGAAATCTTGGAAAATAGAATCATACCAAGATGGAAGACTATTGATATGCGACGATTACTGTGGATCCAATGAGTGCGCCCAATGACTGAATTTTGTAGACATTTGACCAATGGGTTAGACTATAACAATGTTGCAGGCGAATTTACCATGTCTCCTTGTTGTTACTTTGCCAAACAGGATGTGATTGATTCACAAAAAACCAACATAGCTGAATTGCGACAATCTTGGCAAAACTCAGACCTAGAAAAAAACTGTGCAATATGCTTGCACACTGAATCCAGTGGACGGGGTAGTTACAGGACAGCATCGTTTGAAATGATGAAAGGTCAGAGTAACAAATTACAACACCTTAATGTACAGATAAACAAACAATGTAACCTAGCGTGTGCCAGTTGCTCATCTATCCACAGCAGTTTTTGGTTTCAAGAAAATCAAAGAAACAACATAGAACAACCGTTGCACATCAAGAATATTCACACTAAACCAAAATACGAAGCAATCAAGGATGAATTCTTATCCTGGTTAGAAAAAGAAGATCTGTCAGAGTTAAAATATATCAAGTTCAGTGGCGGAGAACCATTGATGTCAGATTTGCACTTGAAAGTACTGGCACTAGTTGATAATCCTCAACAAGTTAGTTTACAATATACCAGTAATTTTAGTATCATGCCCACAGACACAACTTTTAAAGTATGGGAACAATTTAAACTGGTCAAGTGGATAGCAAGCATTGATGGTGTTGGAGAAAGATTTACCTTTTTACGTTGGCCGTATGATTGGAAAACACTAGACCCTTTTGCCAAGCAAGCAAAGGAAAAAGCTCCGAACAATGTTATGTTTGGTGTAGAGCACACGCTGAACCCACTAAACATATATTACTTTGATGAATTTGAACAATGGTATAATCAAAATCTCAGCACCAATCGTTTAGGTGATAAATCTGATTTAAACCTGCATCTGTGCTGGGGCAATCTAGATATCAAGTACACTCCGGTTAAACTAAGACAAAAGATAGTGGAAAAGTACAACAGTGATCATACTATATGTTCTTTGGTAAAAGATATTCCAGAACCAGTTGAGATACAAGGTTTGCTAGATTATCTTGATAACTTAGATCAGTGGAGAAATCAAAACTGGCGAGAAATATTCCATGACGTACAGCATCATTTTGCTTAATAACCATTGTACAATATAACGCTAAATACTTAGAAACTGGAGTATATCTTGCAGAAAAAAACTCGTAGCATTTTAGATGAACTTGCACATATGCCTGTTAGCCGTGACCCGTCTAACCTGGTAGAAAGTCGTGCTAGCCATGTGATCTCAGGTGCTATAAATCTAATCAAGTATATTAGAGAAAACTACGAATCGGACGCCGCAGGTGAACTAGAACGCAGGTTGCTCAACAGTATTAAGTCACAAGATCCTAAGAAATTTATTCGTGGAGTCCGGAGATTAAAAAACAATGAAGATTAACGAAATCCTATTAGAAGCATTAAAACCAACAGCCGACGAACTATACAAAGACATTGCGGTTAAAAAGAAAGCAGCCGAGGATGCAAAACAGGCATACAAAGCATCAACGAATGTGGCAAGACCAGGCGGGTTTTTAGGCCAGATGTCTGACATTGCAAACACAAAACAAGATGCTACAAGCAGTTCCTACACAGCATACAAATCCGATCGTGGTAGCCAAGAGCAAGCAAAACAGGCACTGGAACTTGCTGTGGACCAATATGAACAGTCTATAAAAAAATATCAAGAACACATGAAGCAACAACCACAGGATCAACAAGAACCTGCTACTGATACAGATGCACAGCAACCAGATACAGATGCACAGCAACCAGATACAAGCACAGATACACAGCAACCAGAGCAACCAGATCTTAGACCTGATCCAGTTGACACAGAAGCAGAAA